GCCTTCTTGTCGGTACGTATGCCGCCCGTTAGGAACAAAGGTAAATTCTGGTCGATTGAAATCAACATCCTCACTTTCTTCTTCGACAATTCCTTCAATTTTGTCTTCATTTTCCATTTAGGTCGGCTTCGCACGCCTCTTTAGCATCATTAACCAGATTGATAATCCGGTCGATAACACTTTCAGCCAAATTAATAACTACTGCGTTTTTACCTATTTCGTCAAAAGATTGACCTCCGGCCATTAAGCCTTTATTGGCATCTTCCAAATCTTTGATGGCCCGGTCTTTAAAGTCGACCAATAGTTTCCATCCGGCCATCTGGGACAAGGTGTATAAAAGTCTTTCCTCGTCAGTAACACTGCGTTTAATAGCCTCCTGATCTTTTTTAAAAGAGTCCACATTAAAGATGGAGGGTCTTAGGGCAGTTTTATTGGCCATTCATCATCCCTCCTGGTGTCGGCATACCCTGCGGTTGAGGCATTGGCTGGGGAGACGGCATCCCTTGAGGTGCTCCCTGTGCCGGTTGAGCCGGTATTCCCCCAACTCCACCACCCTGCTGCATCATTGCCTGTTGAAAAATCTGAGCATCTTGAGTCATAACTTTTTCTGCCACCTGTTCCGGTCTAAGTTCTTCCAATATCTTTCCCTGATCTTGAATACCCGACTGTTGAACGACCTGTTTAAACAATTCCCCAAAATGCAACTTATATCCATCTTTTTCCAGATCCATAGCCAAAGTATTACCATTAGGAGTCTGAGACTTAATATAAAGATCTAACATAGAAGTCAAATTATCCGACTGGGCTTTTTTGTCCACCGCATAAGAGGAACCGGAAACAATATCATAGTCATACATGACCGAACCAACCTTCTTTTTGTCGATAGTTAATTTACCATTAGATTTATACATCTCTTTAATCTCCGGGTAATCCATCGCTAGATCATCTATTTCTTTCTCAAACAAACGGATACTGATAGAAGATGGCATTTTCTTAGATGTCAAGTTAACCATCTTCTTAACAACTTTCTTTTCAAATTGTTCCATAAAGAATCTATCAGAAACGTCCCGACTATTCTCCCGACTCTGTTGCATGGCCAAGGCTTGCGGGGTCCGGCCGTAACCGGCATCCTGTTTTTGGGTCACAGTGGTGTCCGTGGTAGAGAACATATTAAGAATAGCGGCACTGGCGGCACTATAGGTGTTATTAAATTCAGAAATTCCTTGAGGAGTAAGATTCATAGGTTTGACGGCATTTTCAATCGAATTTCCCCGAACCAACCATTTGGCAGCTGGTCCCCATTTAAGAGAAGACATGGCTGCAATATTATCCTTATTAATTAAAACTGGAGGATAAATAGACATCTTAACCGCATCCAAATAAAGATTCCAGACTGAATTAACCACATTCTGCATCGGAGCACCCCTTTCAAAGTCAGACATCCCCATAAAATCATCCAACATAGGTATTGAATACTTACAAACTACCGGCAATTCATCGTTGTCATGGGGATTATCCATATCTCTAAATTCCATATCAGCATCAACGCAGTAGTCCACCCATCGGTCCTTCTCGTACTGTGTTATCACTTCGTAATAACCTGATTTCGTGGCGGGGGCTCCAGATGGGTAGGCTTGCTGTTCACGTTGAGATTTTTCGGTTGCCGGGCGAGAGTCTCTACCACCCTTCTTATCCTTTAATTTAGTAATTATCTTATCCACATTTTTAAAACCACTTTGTTTAGATAGACTTTCAAAATAAGAGATGGGTCGCCAGGTTCTCACCAATACAAAGTCTGAATCCTCCAGAGAAACTGCTCCCGTCTGAGGCAAAACATCACGGATATTAAGTAACCACATATCAGGACCGACATAACCATTCTTTCCGCCGACTTCCCAATCAACCAAAGCAAAAAAATTGCCATATAATCCAGAATATCTGTCAACCATCCGCATCTTGGTCAGAAAATCCCACTGAGCGTTAGCGTTGGGGATAATATATTTGTCCAGAATAAGATTCATTAGTTTAGAAGTGCCCAAATCGTTGCGACTGATCGCCTGTACCTTGCCCGTAGGCAGTTGTCCCATCACCCGGTACTCCCGTTCCAATAACAAAGTAGATAATTTGTGGTCAAACACCTGTGTTTTAGTGCTTTCTGACCCCCGATCAATCAGTGTCCCATTAAACAGTTTCTCCATGTCATCCCAGACCGCTATTTTGTCCTGTAAATAGGTTTCAGCAGCTCCAATTCTTTCGGTTATTTCTTGTCTTAGACTCATAATATATAAAAAAGGCCCCGACATTCGGGGCCAACAACGCATTAGAGCGTCTTAGTAACTAGCAATATAATATACCGTCTGCCAAAAAAGTCAATACTTGTACCTCTTGCGAATGACCGGTCTGAACGTTCGGGTATCCGCCACCCCATTCTTAATATTCACCGTAAAGGTAATTTCCCCAAACTCAACTTTTTGGACCGTCATCTCCACTGCTGCGTGTAACGGTACATTCGGTGCCAACAGCGTCAAAAATGGCACGGTAGTCTTCGGGTCCGGGGTTGTAGTAATTGACATAATCCATTATAAGCCCCTGATTAACTCTAACGGTAAAGGTAAAGACTCCGTTAGCCTGTAACTTCAGATCCCTCTCAACGTCAAGATGGCAGGGGATATTTTTAATATTGACGTTGAAATCGTACTTCAATTATGTACCTTAAAATAATTATGTCTATTCTTATTCCCAACTAATGCTTTAGCAATATTATTCTTATGTTCTTGAGTAAAGGCAACTCCTTTGTGATGTAAACTAGCATGTAAGGGACTGACGGTTACGACTAAATTTTCTATTCTATTATCATCTCTAATCCCGTTGATATGATGGATAACTTCCACTACCGTTAATATTCTTCCTAAATATTGCTGCATCACTAACCGATGTTCTCTTATATATCTCAGTGGGTTATTAGGGTCAACTACTAAGATATAACCATCCTTATCTATTTTTCTTGTTAACCCTCTCATCACCACGCCGTGACACTTTTTAGAACACCAAACTTGAGTATGTAATCTTGGTTTAAACATTTGATTACAGACAGGACATGTTTTAAACTCGTCATATTTCCGTATAAACTTCCAGCAACATTGTCTTGAACAAAATTTACCAAATCCCTTATGAACCTCCCCAACCCTTGCATTAAATTCTTTACCACATTTTAAACAATTTACTTTTATCATATCTATATTATAAATGATACCATCACATTTGTCTAGTATGTGCCATTACGAAAAAGATAACTATCATCCGGCACGTCCAGATTGTCCACCTCGATCTGTTCGTTACAGTTCTGAAATAATTGCCACGCTCCAGCAAGGGACATCACCAAATCGTCGTGTGAATTCCTTTCCGCCTGGGGCTTGCCAGACTGACTAATAATGAAAGAGAACAACTCCGTCACGGTTGGACGGTCATAGAGGCGCAGTAGTTTCTTATCAATACATTCCTTTAAGTCCTGAATCATCTTCGGCCGAGTGGCCACCGTAGTCGTCCACCCAATCTTAGGGGTCTCCGCCGACCACAGGGTTCCATGTGAAGATTGTTTGTATATGTCATACTTCCCCAGCCGATTAAGTTGAGACAGACGTTCCAGTTCAAAGATACCACCATTGTTAGTTTCATAGGCTACTATCGGTTTCACTTTAGTAGTATCAAATATCCTCTCAATAGTCGGGAAAATACTATTCGTCATCTCATTGGCAATTCCCCGGTGATGAAACACCAACGGCACGTCCAGATGGGTCTTGCTAAGAAACTGACAGGCGTTGTAATCATTACCCCCGGCAGAAGTATCAGCAAAGATAACAAAAAACTCACCCTCCTCTATCTTCCGGTATTGTCTATACATATATTCCCTTCTTTAACGGATTAACACAATTAGCCAGATATTCCCGCAGTGCCTTGCTGTCAAAATATAAATCTCCCGAAGTTAAGAATGAATCTTCCGGGGTTTCTGGATATTCCTGATCAAACAATCTCCCCAATTCTCTCCTTTTAACGTCCAGAGCATCACGGGTGTAGAAATCAGAAGCTGGATAGAATAACGGCTTGAACGGTCGGACCTTATTAACACATTCTCCCCAAAACTCTTTAAAGTAATTAAAACCACGAGCAGTGGTCTCGATTATAACTTTACCCTCTGGAACAACCGCCTGCATAATACCAGCAAATAACTTCTCAGCGTCCGGGTAATAAGCAAACTCCGATAAATGCAGATTAGTTACAGTCTTAGACCGACCAATTTCCTTATTCTCCGCCGTCCCAATGGTGTACCTACTTCCATTGAACTCATTGAATAATTCATATTTAGAATTATATTTTAAAGGTAAGGTAATACCATTTTTTTCCTCATAAGACTTAAT